CCCTTGTATGGCACAACGCTTGGCGGTTTTTCAGCACATGATAAAGATATTCCGGGAAGCTCATTCATTGCGGTTGACCCAAAAGATCCGAATGTAATAGGTCACGAAATTGAGCATGGGTTAGCGCAACAATCGGGAAGAAATATTAATACAGAGTGGGATAAGTTAATTTCTGGAGACACCACACAATCTTTTTCAACTAAACCAGAAGACCTAAGACACAAAGTAGTAGATAGGTTACTAGAACACGCTGGCTATTTAAAAAAGAATTGGGGGGTAGAGCCTGATAACGCATATTTCAGTAAAAATGCAAAAAAAACATACGGTAGTACGTACCCGCACTTGCTGAGTGAGCAGCTTGCATCAATTGCCCCGTGGGAAGTTAAACACAACAAAAGTTTTACAGATGACCCATATGTAAGAGAAAATATTCTTACCACCCCTGCACAACGTGAGACGTATAATGCGCTAACTGGGCTCCGACAATCACGCCTCGATGCAAAAGATTTACCGCCCTACACACGCCAACCTGAAGATCGTAAGCCTGCACCTGAACCAAGTGTTATGGATAAGCTTAAAAACAAGCTTGGGCTACTTAATAGAGGTGGGTTAATAGATAAACCGATTATTGGTGGTTCAAAGAGTATATAAGGAATTATTATGGCTATCGACAAGAGTTTGAACCAAGCCCCGCTAGGTATTATGGGTGATGAGCGCGACGACGCACCACAGATGGAACTGGAGATTGAAAACCCCGATCGTGTCACGCTAGATGATGGTTCGGTAGAGATTACGATTGTTCCGGGCGACAAAGTGCCTGATGAGAATGGCATACCGTTTGATGCAAACCTAGCTGAATATTTAAGTGACGGTGCGCTGTCGCTACTTGCAGGAGACTTAATCGAGGATTACGAAAATGACTTGCGTAGCCGTGCAGAATGGGAGAAAACGTACACTGATGGCATTAAACTTTTGGGTTTGCGTTACGAGGAGCGTACAGAGCCGTGGCCCGGAGCATGTGGTGTTCACTCGCCTATCATTGCCGAAGCCGCAGTGCGATTCCAAGCCGAAGCTATTATGGAAACATTCCCCGCAGCAGGTCCGGTGCGCACGAAAATCATTGGGGACGTAACACCTGCTAAGACCCAAGCCGCTGCACGGGTTGAAATGGACATGAACTATGAGCTCACCGAAGTGATGAAAGAGTATCGTCCTGAGCACGAGCGCATGCTGTGGACATTGGTAATCGCAGGTTCGGCATTCAAAAAAGTGTATTACGATCCGGAGTTAGGTCGCCAGACATCTATGTTCATCCCACCTGAGGATGTAATCCTGCCGTACGGCACATCTGAAATTTCGATGTGTGAGCGTATCACCCACAGAATGCGCAAGACCCCCAATCAAATCAGAAAGCTTCAGGAGTCTGGGTACTACTTAGACGTAGATGTTAACGCCATGGCGTCCATTCAAAGTGACCCGATCCAGAATGCCAAGGATCGTGAAGTAGGTTACGTGGCTACGTTTGATGACCGTCCACTTATCTTGGAGATGCAGGTCCAGTGTCGCATACCGGGGTTTGATGATGAGGATGAGGAAGAAGATGACAAGGACCGGGTAGGGTTGCCCTATGTCATCACCATCGTGAAAGATACAGGTAAGGTTCTGTCGATCTACCGTAACTGGGACCCGATGGATAAGGTCAACGATGGTCAGTTCAAACAAGCAGAACAGTATTTTGTGCACTACCAGTATGTTCCCGGCTACGGCGCATATGGATTGGGCCTGCTGCACTTGGTTGGAAACTCCGCAAAAAGCGCAACAAGCATCACTCGCCAATTGGTGGATTCGGGCACGCTATCTAATTTGCCCGGAGGTATGAAGACACGTGGGCTGCGAATTAAAGGCGATGATACGCCGATCGCTCCGGGTGAATTCCGTGATGTAGATGTATCGTCGGGTGCACTGCGCGACAACATCATGCCCCTACCCTACAAGGAACCAAGCCAAGTATTGTTAGGCTTGCGGGGCATTATTGTCGAGGAGGCACAGAAGTTTGCTGCGGCTCCTGATATGAAAATCAGTGATATGAGCGCGAATGCCCCAGTGGGTACAACGCTTGCCCTGATTGAGCGCAATCTGAAAGTCATGTCTGCCGTGCAAGCACGGATGCACTTCGCTATGAAGCAAGAGTTAAAGCTTCTCGCCAAGATTATCCTGAAGAATACCAGTGGCAAGTATGACTACGATCCAGAAAAAGCACCACGTCGCGCACGCAAGAGCGACTACAGCTATGTCGAAATCATTCCGGTTAGTGATCCCAACGCATCAACGCTTGCGCAACGAGTTGTCCAATACCAAGCAGTTATCCAGTTAGCGCAGATGGCACCACAGATATATGATCTGCCGCGCTTACACCGTCAGATGCTAGATGTGTTGAACATCAAAGACGCAGATAAGCTTGTACCGCTTGAGGATGACCTCAAGCCAATTGACCCAGTGACAGAAAATATGAACATTTTGATGAGTAAACCCGTCAAAGCGTTTGTCGAACAAAATCACAAGGCGCATATTGCAGTCCATATGGCGGCGATGCAAGACCCGCAGATGATGCAAATCATGGGGCAAAACCCACAGGCGCAAGCCTTGATGGCCGCAGCGCATGCACACATTACTGAACACGTCGCGATGGAGTACAAAGTCACGATGGAGCAGCAAATGGGTATGGCGATGCCAGATGCAAAACATATTCTGCCACCAGAAGTAGCCGATCAGATTGCAATGAAAGCTGCACAAGTCTCGCAGCAATTAGTTCAGCAGCATACGCAAGAAGCTAAGCAGCAGCAGGCCCAGCAGCAGGCCCAAGACCCAATCATTCAGATGCAGCAGCAAGAGCTCCAGATCAAGGCGCAAGAGGTTCAGATCAAAGGCCAGCAGGCGCAAGTCGAAGCCATGGTTGCACAAGCCAAGATACAACTTGATCGCGATCGGTTAACTGCAGAGCAGCACCGGGATGGTTTGAAATTAGGCTTGCAGACGCAGCAAGCACAAGAAAAGGCAGCTATGGACCAGCACAAGGAGGGCGTGCGCATGGGGCTGGACATGATAAAGCAACACAAACAACATGAGCATGAGACTGTCCAAAAAGCTGTGGATGTAGGTTCCAAGCACATCGGCGACGCCAAAGGCCGTATACACGAAGTAAATGTTAAAGCCGCAGAGCATGAAGCTAACAAAGAGCTTGCTGCAATGCAAAAACCCACGACTGGAGATAGCGAATAATGGACCAACTCGACGTTCTACGTAAGAAAATTCGTGAACGCATGAACGACTTAGCTGATGCAATATCAGCCGGTCGCTGTAGTGATTTTGGTGAGTACCAAAAACTTTGCGGGGTAATAGAGGGATTGGCTTACGCAGAGCGAGACTTGCTTGACCTCAGGCAACAACAGGAAGAAAACGACGATGAGTGAAATCTTAATCGGGTCAAATCCGAATAACCCACAGGTAGTGGGCACGTACCGCCCCGAAGCTTCGGCAGAGGAAAAAGCAAGTCAACTCCCTAGACCATCAGGGTGGAAAATTTTATGCGCGATTCCAGAGATGGAAAAAGAGTATGAAAGCGGTTTGATTAAAGCTGACGAGACGGTTCGGATCGAAGAAACGTTAACTACAGTGCTGTTTGTTGTGGCGCTAGGTGTAGATTGCTACACGGATAAAACCCGGTATCCATCAGGACCTTGGTGCAAAGTAGGTGATTTTGTATTGGTTCGCCCCAATTCAGGTAGCCGCTTAGTAATTCACGGGCGCGAGTTCCGCATGATTAACGAAGATACAGTTGAGGGTACAGTTGATGATCCTCGTGGTATCAAACGCAAATAGGAGTAAACCATGAACGAACCATATAAGTTTCCAGATGAACAATCTGATGACGTTCCAAATAAGGTCGAGCTCGATCTGGAAACTGAGCCGGGTATTCAAATTGAAATCGTTGACGACACCCCGGATAAAGATAAAGGCCGCAAGCCTTTAGATCGTGAAATTGCTGATCCTACGGATGACGAGCTCAACGAGTACAGCAAAAAAGTCCAGACACGGATGAAGGAGTTGACGCATAAAAGCCACGATGAGCGGCGTAAAGCAGAAGCCTTGCTCCGTGAGAAATTAGCGCTGGAGCAAACTGCTAGAGTGTTGGCAGAAGACAACAAACGTCTGCAAGAGTACGTGCAAGCTGGACAAACTGCGTATATTGATAAGTCGAAATCATTAGCGCACATTGCTATGAGTACGGCTAAGGCTAAGTTTAAGGCTGCTTTTGATACAGGTGATTCCGCTGCCGCTGCAGAAGCCCAGCAGGAAATGATGGAAGCCCAACGGGAAATTGAGCAGGCAAATAATTTTAAACCTGCCCCCTTGCGCGAAACACCGCAACCTGTATATACTCAACCAACAACCGCTGCTGACGAAAAAGTTTCACGTTGGCTAGACCAGAATAAATGGTTCCGTCAGGACGGTCATGAAATTATGACAGGTTACGCAGAAGGTGTGCATAAAAGACTCGTGCGCGAGTATGGGTTAGACTACACACGTTCTGATGAGTATTACCAGAAAATCGACTCTGCAATGCGCAAAGCGTTTCCAGAAAACTTTGATGACATCGAAGCAGACACGGAAACATCGCAAAAACAGAATCGCCAAAAATCCGTGGTGGCTCCCGCCTCACGCTCAACCGCACCGAAAAAAATTCGGCTGTCGCTCAAACAACAAGAGTACGCTAAGCGCTACTCGATCCCGCTAGAACGTATGGCGCAAGAAATCGCAAAAATGGAGGCCCAAAATGGCTGATAACAAAATACCTCGTGAACTCGAAACTCGTGCAGTCCAGCAACGCCCACAAATGTGGATGCCTGCAGAATTATTGCCTGAGCCAGATAAACAACCGGGGTACGAGTATAAATGGAAGCGAGTTTCAATGTTAAACGTAGCCGATCCGCGCAATATCTCTGCATCGCAGAGGGAAGGATGGGAACCAGTACAGTTGAGCGAACAACCAAAATTTCAAATGCTGTCTGACCCCGCTAGCCGGTTTAAAGACAATATCGAAATCGGTGGTTTGCTGCTCTGCAAGCGTCCAGAAGAATTTGGCCGGCAAGAAAAAGCATATTTTGCTAATCAAACCAAATCACAGATGGAAGCCGTGGACAACAATCTTATGCGTCAAAGCGATGCCCGCATGCCGATCTTTAAAGAAAGTAGGTCTTCTACTAGCTTCGGCAAGGGTTCTTAAAATTTATGGAGATTTAAATGGCTTATCCAATTGTTCCAGCCCCTTACGGGTTTAAGCCGCTGAATCTTATTGGGGGTCAAGTCTTTGCAGGCTCGACCCGTAACCTACCTATTCAGTACGGTTACGCAACCAATATTTTCTTCGGCGATGTTGTCGCGATTACTCGCGGTTTTATCACACGTCTTGCTATGACTACTGGTGGCTCTGCTTCCACTGGTGCTGTCGGTTATGGTCTGACTGGTGTTTTCCTTGGTTGTTCTTTTACAGACCCAGTTACTAAGCAAAAGCGTTTCAGCCAGTTTTGGCCTGCTTCGACTTTAGCTGGTGATGCAGTTGCTATCGTTACTGATGATCCTGACACGGTCTTTAAAGCTGCCGTTGTGACAGCTCAGGGCGGTTCAACTATTGGTTCTGCAGCTACAGCTATGATCGGTTTGAACATTGCTGCTTCTGATCTGGCAGGTAACATCAACACTGGCGATTCGTCAAACGCTGTGCTGGCATCTTCGGCTGCTAACACAACAACGCTTCCATGGCGTATTGTTGATATTGCTCGTGATACAGCGGTTAACCTTGGTACGGCAACGTATTCAAGCGGTACAACCACATTGACCACAAGCGCTCTGCCTTTCGCCTTGCCAGTCGGCACGGAAGTGGGCTTCTTAGCTGCAAACAATCAGTATGTTGGCACCGGTTCATATGTCAGCACCGCAGCTTCGGCCGGCGCAACCTCTGTTGTTCTCAACGCGCAGTATGGCGCTGTTAACGCCGGTGGTGTCGCTGCTACAGCTTCAACAATCCCTGCAAGCTCGACTCTGGTATTCACCCAGTACCCCGAAGTGTTGGTTAAATTCAACCATGGTGTACATGAGTATTATCAGAACCAAGCTACTCAAACCGCTTAATTAGGAGCTAATAATGGCTATTTCACGCGCACAGCTACTTAAAGAGCTTCTTCCCGGTTTGAACGCCTTGTTCGGTCTGGAATATGCTCGTTACGGCGAAGAACACAAAGAGATTTATGAAATCGAAACCTCTGAGCGTTCATTCGAAGAAGAAACAAAATTGTCCGGTTTTTCTGCCGCACCAGTCAAAAGTGAAGGCCAAGCCATTCAGTATGACAATGCACAGGAAGCATGGACAGCTCGATACAACCACGAAACCATTGCTTTGGGCTTCAGCTTGACTGAAGAAGCTATCGAAGACAACCTGTATGACTCGTTGTCGGCTCGTTACACCAAAGGTCTGGCTCGTGCCATGGCTTACACCAAACAGGTCAAAGCTGCTGCGGTTCTGAACAACGGTTTTTCCGCCCAGTATACTGGCGGCGATGGCGTGTCACTGTTCAGCACTTCACACCCTCTGACTAACGGTGGCGTTAACGCTAACACACCATCAACCCCTGCAGACTTGAACGAAACGGCGCTTGAAAACGCTGTCATTCAGATCGCCGCATGGACTGATGAGCGTGGCCTGCTGATCGCAGCTAAGCCAAAGAAGTTGATTGTCCCTCCTGCACTCCAATTCGTTGCAACTCGTTTGCTCGAAACAGAACTGCGCGTTGGTACAAACAACAACGACCTCAACGCAATCAAGAACAACGGTTCGGTTCCAGAGGGTTACACAATTAACCACTTCTTGACCGCAACCAATGCTTGGTTCTTGACAACTGACGTGCCTAACGGCCTGAAAATGTTTGAACGCACACCATTGCAAAATTCAATGGATGGGGATTTTGACACGGGCAACGTACGTTATAAGTCACGTGAGCGTTACAGCTTCGGGTACTCCGATCCACTGGGTATCTACGCTTCGTACTAAGTACCCCTCTAGCTACTTCGGTGGCTAGATGCAGCCCTTCGGGGCTTGCTTTGCAACACGGCTCACCCCTCTGCGCAAGTACGGGTGGGTTTTCTTTTATGGGCCTTTGGCTTTCTTTTTATCCTGATGCTCATTGTGATGCAGGATTCGATGGCAATTTGCACATAACACCATACATTTTTTGATCTCATCTAGCACTAGGCTAAATGCACCGCGTTGTACAAGCGAATGCAGTTTTCTGTTGGATGGGGATGGTACTATGTGATGGAAGTCGAGCGTAGCTGGATGATTTTGACCACATTTTATGCAGAATAAAGTTTGCTTATACGCTTGCCACGCTGATTTTTTATTGAGTCTGTAGGTTTTTGTCGCAATCTTTATTCGCTCTTTATGTTTCTGATAATGCTTTCGTCGAGATTCAGCCTTTGCTTCTTCAGTTTTGTGTGGCATAACTATTTACCCATAGATCGAATACACTAAATTAATAGAATAGTACTGTATAAGTATTGCAGTTGCGCGATTTAGGTGTATTATTAACACATCTGGGTGTTCGCTTATATCGCCACTGCCCCAGCAGACGATGCAACGATTGATATAAGCTCTTTTGCATAAGGAAGTATCATGGGTCGTTCAACCTTCGATGGTCCGATTTTATCGGGTGATGTACGTTTTGGTCCTCTGCGTAATGTGGGCTATTCGCAACTTGTCAACAACGTTGACCTTGACTTTTCAAACACCACACTGGGTACGAGCACGTATTCTGGTTTTTCAGGTCAGTTTGTAAACTCAAATGGAATTCCAAACCTGAACGCGGTTGTTTACCAACCATCAGCTACAGTGAATCCTGCCGTAGCGCAGACTATTCCTGCAGATACTAACACAAACATTTACCGTGGCGCAGTGTTCTATTTGCCCACAGGTTGTAACATCAACGACGTGATCATCG